GAGGACCTGTAGGATTAGCAATATCAAATGCATCAATCTCAACAGTTCTCAATAGGTTAGGATCTGAGTAGAACTGAGGTGATATGTCATCTATCTCAAGAACTCTGTTACCATTACATAGCAGTGAATCACCAAATCTAGTAGAGTTGAAGACAACCTCATTACTTACAGATAAGTCTGGAGCAGGATCTTCGTAAACTAAGTCATGATCGAAATGATCTTTGAGAGCACCACCTCCATCAATTAGTACAACTGACTTAGATGCAGTTCCGATAGCAACAACGTTGGTTGCAGTAGTACCCAAACTAACTGGAACTGATGATATTAATAAGTCAGAGTGTTTCTTGAATCCAGCAATATGAGCGAGAGAGTCAACTGGTTCGCTCCATGATGCAATTCCAACTTGTGACTTGAGTGAATATGCAAACTGTTGATAGTAATCACTATCCTGTAATCTCTGATTGAAGTCAGATAACTTACCAGTATCTTTCTCCCAACCAAATGGTTTATTGTGATATACTCCTACATCAAAGTGACCTGTGTAATCCTCTAACTTATCAATAGTACCACCAGCATTTGATAGTTGACCTGTTAGACTCTCACCTGTACTGAATCCAACTATGTTATCAACACGTAATACGTTTCTTGATTTACCTTCACCACTTATAACTTTTGCTTTCTTACCTCTTGATGTTATAACTGTCTCACCTTTGAAAAATTCACCTTCTTTGAGTTCAACACTAAACTTAGCAATATCAGTCTTATTAGATACAGTACCAAACTTACCTAGATTGTAAGTACCAGGATCCTCAGAAACTTCATATGTTATAGTTGCTTCATCTTCTAGACCAGTCGCTTGATTCACACCCGTAAGAGTGAAGTATTGGTAACCATATGTTGATGAGTTATATCCATGACCTGTTGTCACACCTATGTTCTCAACAAATACCTCATCACCAACCACAAATGGTATAGGAGCAGCAACAGTATATCCACCCTCTGGTGTTTGTAGTGTCAATGTGACATTAGGATTACTATAGTTTGCTGTTACAATTCCAACTCCGTTAGTATTGTTGATTGCAAAGAGACTATTATCACCACTTCTTAGGTTTCCACCACCACTAACAACCTGCACATCAGAAACTGATGCTCCAGTTAGTGATACCTTGAATTGTGTAAGACTATTCTCTTGACTTGTCTTTGTATTGTACAATACGAGGTCAGGAGCAGTTAGATACTTACCACCTGTAGAAGTAATTGCTACACTATCAACAGAGAAGTTGTCTTTTAAGAATACAACTTGTGGCATTGCTGCCTGAGGTTGTAATGTCTTATCTGATGGATAGTCAAAACCTATATCAACTAGATTTACCTTATCAAGTTTACCAATATCATTACCATGTGCTTCTATCAATGCTGATGATCCACTTGTAGTAGCAACAGAAACTTGAGGTATATCTTTGAATCCTACACCACCTGATACTAATTGTACTTGAGCAATAGGACCGTTATCATTAGTGGAGTTAGTTGTATATGAAATGTATGCACTCTGAGTTGTGTATCCTACTCTTTCTGGTTTATGGTTTATATTGAAGTCAAATGATTTTTCAGTAATAGAACTGATAGTTCCTGAACTTGTAAACTTACTTGAGTTTACAATTATCTTTGTGAAGTTATCAATATCCTCATTAGTCTCTATTATCTTAGATATATCTTGAGAGTTGAGTTTATAGTAGAGAACTTTAGGAACTTGTGGTGTAAATCTGATTGACGCAGTTCCTTGTGCCTGACCATGTGCTGCAAAATATGATACCTCTACAGCAGATACACCAGAACCTACAAATTGTTTCTTATAATTTGAGTCCTCATAGAATTCTAATTTAGTATTTGCAAGAGATGGAGAAGAAACGTCAAATTCTAGTGTATCTCCCTCAGTCACATTTATCATTGGGTTGACTGAATTACCAATACTTACTAATCTAGTTGCTGAACTATAATTGAGAACAAGAGAACTTGTACCTGTAGACACAACTGACATGTCAATGGTATCAGTAGGTCTCAAGGAATGAGCATCTTTAGTTGTAGCAGTAACTTTGATGATATTAATATCACTTGTAACCTTACCTCTTTGTGTAGTGAAGAAATGTGTGTTACCAATACCTGCTTGATCAGGATAGAAGAATACTCTCTCAGAAGATGATCTGATTCCTGCCTGTGTAGTTACAATACCAACTAAATTTGAATCAACAACTGATGCATATACCTGTGTGGGTAATGTGGCAGTCCAACCAGAATCTGTTCCAACGCCAGGTGCCTGATATGAGATAGATGTTCCTTCACCAGGATTATAAGATAACTCCTCACCATGCTGGAATGTATGTCTTGGTAAGAAGATTGTCTGTGTTGGTATCTTTATAGCACCAAAGTCTTGTGTGGAGATGGTATGCCCTATACCAGTACCAGCAGAAACTCCTGATCCTACTACGTTTGCAGCATCAAAATATATGGTGTCGTTAGTGACAGTTTTCTCAGCACCTTCTTGGGTGAATGTGAATCTAGTAGGTAATACATGTATCTCAGAGAACGCAGTATGAGCAACACCACTGGTTCCATTCTGTGCTCTTATCAGATCTAACTCATTCTGTAAACTATCTTTTCCATATACCTTGAATTCTTCATGATCTATTCTTACAATATCATTGATGTGGAATATATTGATATCGTCAGTTATTCTTACACTTGTAGTCAATCCAGCATTAGCACCAATCGCTGCTATTGCTGTTGCAATACCTGATGATATATTTGTGACTGTTATTACTCTCTCACCTTCTAATATCTTGTGCTTATCTGAACTTACATTATCGATACTTAGTTGAGTTCCACTCAACATCTCATGTGGTACTGATGTTATACCTGTAACCTCTCCATTAGAGTATAATAAAGTTGTGAGTGGGAATGTATTGACTGTTGATGTGAGTGAAGCAATTTGAGGTCCAAATATCTTGATAACATTTCCAATTGCACCAAATCCTCCAGTTTTTGAGTTATCAAATACCAAGTTGTCACCAACACTGTACTCATTACCGCCATCAATAATATCCACTCCACTAATTGCACCACTGCTTGTAGTGATGATCTTCGACTGAAGGTTGGTGCCTTTCTGACTGTTTGAAACAAATTCATAATTATTGATATTGTAGGGTTTGGTATTCCTTACTAAGTTATACGATAGAGGATCTACATCTTGATCAAATTCAAAAGATCTATTGAGTTCTTCAACCTTTGATCTAAAACTATCTCCTATAACATAAGGGAATACTGGTACTCTAGCAAGATTGAAAGGAGAACCAGGATTTGATACTAAGGATGACTGTACTGTTGTGAAATACGCATATACACCATTAGGATATTCAGGTGTAACACTGAATCTACCATTGTGCTCATCAAGATCACCACTACCTGCTGTGTAGGTATAGTCTTCTACAAAGAATCCAGCAGGATACTTACTAATTGAAGGACCATTTGTCCTTTCACCAGTCAACTTAAGATAACTTGGTTTGATATAATCTAGTCCACCGCCACCACCTGCTTCTTTGTAAACGTAAGGACCGTAGATTGGGTTACCGTCATATGCCCAACCTAATATTGGAGAATGCTCTGCATCATTGTCTCCAAGATAAGATCTTAGATTACGTGGAACATAGTAGTTGACATAAGGGTTTCCAAGATCTGAATCTCTTTGCACTTCAAAGAATCCATCATCAGCAAATACATCACCAATCTTTGCATATCTCTCTACTTGGTTGATTGTCCACGCTTTGATGTTAGTGGAGTAGATAGCACCCTCACCAGGTGTCTTAGCTTTTACAGCAGTGCCTGACTGAGTGTAGTTACCACCCTTCTCAATCATGTCTATACTTACAATCTGACCGTTTGCTACATTTGCTTTTGCTTTTGCACCCACACCATCACCTGTGATGTTAATGTCAGGTGTACTAAAGAAGTCTGATCCACCAGACTTGATGATTATTTGATCTATACGTCCATTGATTATGAATGGTTGTAAGAATGCCTTACTACCAATAACTGTGTTTACATCTGGTTTTAGATTATCGTTTATAACTGTAGATCCAAAGTCATTGCCAGGATTACTTACATGACAATCAATGACATCACCACGAATTATGGGTGTTGCAGTAGCGTTGAAGGTTGTAATACCTTGTCTTCCATTTAGAACCACACTGACAGGAGGATCTTGGAATGTATGTGTGCCAGCACCAGTGCTGGTTATATTAACATGATCTGTAAGACTGGTTGATATTGATACACGGAATTGATCATCATTTATCTTGATACAATAGTATTCGGAGTTGTTTGTAAGACCACCAGCAGCACCAACAGAAGCAGAATATTTGATTTTCTCACCAGAATTGAACCCATGTTTATTAATGTTCACTATGTCTACAAACGTATTGATACCAGCGATAGTCGTGATATTCCTGTTAAAAAATGTACCTGAATTTTCTACATTTACTTTGTCAACCTTATTCCTTCGTCTCGTGGTTGTAAACTTATGAATACCACCACCATTCTGTGATATAGGAATAGTTCCTATACCTGCTAGAGCATCAGTTTTAGACTCTGATAGATGAAACTCATGATCATTTAGTTTTACAATAAAGTATGGAGATGTATCAATTAAAGTGCCAGGTGTTGTTCCTATACCAATAGGAGTTGTGCTATTTGTTGTGTATATTACTTCTTCTGCATCCAATAAACCATGAGGACTTGAGAATACAAATCTATCAGTTGCTGTGTTTACTATACCACCTTGAGTTGTACTATCAAACTCCAATGTTTCAGGAGTAATTTTCATCACTGCCTTTGCTACTGCTTCATCATTATTACCACCTGATACAGATACTGTAGGTATGTCTAAGTAATCTAAACCTTCGCTGTCTACTAGAATTTCTTGTAATTCACCCTTCATCTGTGCTATAGCAGAAGCACCAACACCAGTATGACCTAACTGTGATACTGATAGTCTGGGTGGATTGATGACATCATAGTCGTCACCACTGTTTAGAACATCAATACTCTCAACAGTACCAAAGTTTACTCTGTCAGTTGCTTTATATGAGTATATCTCTACACCATTGACAAATAATCCAACACCACCCTGTGTTGTCTTAGTAAAGTCATCACCATACTCTGGTTCTGGGAACTTACGTAATAACTTCTGTGCTCCTAAGTCTGTACCAGCAAAGATACTAGGTGTGAGTTTGTGTATTGATAGTGATGCTACATCAGTTGCTGTAAATGCTGTTATATACTCTTCGCTACGAATATTCTCTGGTGTATATGCTAGTGCAAGAGTATTAGGAGTCAATCTCTTGATATAATATGCTTCACCATCAGTCAGGTTGGTTAGTGTGTTACCAGTTGTCTTATTATAAGTTACTAGATCACCATCATAGTAGTTGTGGTCTGTAATACTAATTACTGTGCCTTGACTGCTGCTGGCACTATCAAATACTCTTTCTCTTTTCTGTGGATTTATTGACCAATGTGGTAAAGAGTTAGAAGCGACATATACATTTCTATTATCATCAACATATGTGTTCTGAACATCTGCTGTTGCATGAATTTGAGTTTTGATTTTACGTCTTATGAAGTATATCTTCTGAGGACTCAAAGTACCACAGGTTACAGACACTTTAGTATCTGTAAGTAGAGATACTACAGTACCATCAAGTATATTATTATCTCCGTCTACGACTTCAATCTCATCACCAAAGTATAATGCATGAGGTGCATCTAGTGTCAGTTCATAACTTGAACTAGAGAGAGTTTTGAAGGTGACTATATTATATTTCGGTGCTACGTTATGAATCCATGTATTCCATCTTCTAGTATCCTGCTCTTTACCTATAGTCTTGACATTGATATTACTATCTTGTATCTGATTCTTTGCAGTACCAGTGAACTTGTTGAGTAATCCAACAACTTCTACTTCTACTCTTTGTCTTGTATCACCATCAATAAATGCATAAGCATTGAGTCCTTGAGTTATCGTATGACCAATGCCTATTGTATTGGCAACAGTTGTTACGCCCGTAAATTGCGTATAATTCTTTCCTGTGTAAGGGAGAATAGTCTCACCAATAGTGATGCTGCCAACGGTGCTGAAGCCCACAGTGCTATCAACATTAATAACATTAGCTCCAACTGAACTGACTGTAGTTGCATAGGTCTTATTCTTTTGAATGAACTCTCCAAAGGTTGTTCCTTCAGATATAGAGAACGTATAGTATGTCTCACCATTAATTATACTACTTTCAACGTTATAAATTGATCCACTGGTCTGTGGGTTATTATTTTGAAACAGAGTCTGTCCAGATAACTTAGTAGCATCACCAGATACTTGCTTTCCAATCAATATATCGTTGACAACATAATCTGCGTCACTAGGACGTATCATAAAGTTGGCAGGTTGAATCATCTCAACCTTCTCACCATATAGTGCACCAAATAATAACTTGAATCCTTCCTCAGTACCCTTTGTACGATAGAAGTCTTTTGCCTGTCTTACAAAATTACTCTTAGATACCTTACCGTGTAAATTTCTCTCTGTAAAACCAGGTAGCACCTGTGATTTTAGTTTCTTATAGAAGTTCTGTAGGAATACATTACTGAGGTTAGTGACATGTCCTCTTTCTGGATGTGTGCTTACCCCTGTCTGTGTAAATGTAAGAAACTCTGGTTGATTTGTTTTATTATTATTCTCAATACCACTAAATCCTCTCCTACATCCTACAAATGATGTAGTGCCTATACCAGCATATGAAATTATCTCATTATCTATCTTCAGTAAACCAAACTGATTCGGCCAACCATCAGTAGAATCAACATATATCGTAGTATCCTTTTTACTGACAGGTGAAGTCAATGAAGTAAACCCTATCAGGTTTCTATTGTTTAGAAAGTCTAAACTCTTGTAGTCAACAAGGTTCTCAGCAATATCAACAGTTCCCCCTTGATGTTCTTGGGAGATATAGTATGCTGATAAAAACTCTCCGAACAGTGGATTGTCGGAATCTATGAATTCGGGAACTTGATTCCGAACTACTTCATGAATTTTTACTCTTGATATTGAGGTTTCAATCATTAGCCAACGTTACTGGTTATAATAGTGCCACGAACTTTTTTGTCTGCAAAGTAACTAGATTGTGGATTGTATCTAGACCCTGATGTGTCTGCTCCTGTGGAGATAGTGTCTTCTCTCATTCTGAAATTACTCTTAGCAATATCAAACTGTAAGTACAACTCGTTTCTAGCAAGAACATCATTAGAAAGAGGAACTGCTTCCACCTCTACAACGTTGTCCTCAACTATTGTCCCAGTAATATTTACCGTGTCTAAAACTATCTCTCCTTTCTTATAATCAATACGTCCAAAGTTGTTTGATAGAACTTTGATACTGTCATCGGATAGGATTTGGAACATGAACAACGTACCATGATCATCATCTATCTTAGTATCACTAAAATAGCATGTACCCACTACATTAGATACATTGAATCCTGTTGAGTGTATGTTGTACTGAGGATCAGGTGCATACATCTGATTCAAGAAACATAACTCATATTGTGCGAACTGATTTATCTTGGAATTGATATTTCTTCGCATTTTTACTAGAGATATGTTAGAGGTCACAGCAGTGTCCACATTGTCTATCACAGACAATATCTTACTATATTTGAATCTACCACCAAATTTGTTCAACTCAGTGCCAGAAGCATAAGTTGACAATGAGTTGAGTATGTTTGTTTGTAGAGTATCTTTATCTCCGACAAAGTTAGAGTCATAGTAAACTGTCGAATCTATCTCAACATATAGGAACATAAGATCCACAAATGATGGAACTATTCCTGCTATAGAGTAATTCTTCAAAGAACTCAATAATTGCTTCTTAGTAAGTTCTGATAAGAAAGCACCATTCTTAGGTTTTGCTGCAATATAAACTCTTCCATACTGTGGAGGATCTAGTTCTTCTCCACCATAAGCACTAACAGATTCTATATTAGGATATATTGATGGTAAGATCGCTTCATAGTCATTTGCAGTCACAGCACGGTGTTGTGCTGAATATAATCGAGGTGCATAGTACTTGACCGACTCTACTGGTTCAATACTGTCACCATTAGAAGATGGTTCCCCTGCTGTGATGAACGCACTATAGTCTGTTTCAGAAGCACCGTCTTCATCAACTATAGTTCCTGTAAAGTTGAATTGTGCTACTCCGTTACCAGACTTTCCGTTAGTCCTTATATAACTGACTGATACAATATTACCTGATTGTAGTTTCTTACCGAAGATATCATCACCAAATAGAACCTCATACTTCTCATCTGATGTTTCTTGTAGTAAGTAGATGTTAGACATTGATGTAACACCCACAATGTTATCTACGAGTTTATACTGTGTAGTAGTATTGTCAGATGAACTGTTTCTTACTTTTATATTGATTGTAGATGTGTCTATACCATCATTTGCTAGAACATACTTCTCACTAGGATTAGAGTTATCTACAACAAATGTGTTTGTAATATATTGTCCTTGATATATCTCTACTCTACCCTGTGCATCACCATCGTCTGCTAGTAATGTTACTTCTTCTGGTAATGAGAAAATATAGTTTACGTTAGATACAACTCCGTTAGCAATTACACCTGGTTGTATAGTAATCTGTTTTGTAGTGGATGTAATACCTGCAAATGACATGTCCACAGTTGCCCTTGCTGCCCTTCTAGAGCGTGGTACATATCCAATGTTCCTTGCTAGGGAAACTACGTTTTCACGCAATGTAGCACTGTCAATGAATGTCTCATTGACTGCCATGTTTGTATTGTATGCTGTACTATATGAGTTATACGCTAAGATGTTTATCAGTATGGAGAGGTTAGAACCCTCGAAGTCCATATCTGAGAAATTACTATTTGCTCTAAGATAACTCTTAATTGACGCTTTTATATCGTCAAAATTCAAGTTTGTAAATTGCTGTAATGCCATTATAGCCTAGTCGGTTCAAGAACGAATTTGATTGATTGGGAGGGAGCAGCAAGTCCTATGATGTCATAATCGATGGAGACTTCGAGTGAATTATTGTCTGGATAAGATCTTACGTTTACATCTCTCAGGTTCACTCTTGGTTCGTAATTTTTTACGACCATCTCTATCTCTGTCTGAATGGGTTCAATATAATCATCATTTGCTAATTCAAACAAAGCACCAGTTATTCTAGTCCCTATCGTAGAATCAAAGAACCTTTCACCCAATTTCGTACGCACAAGGTTCTGTACAGAACGTTTGATCGCGTCCTCATTTTTTAGCAATATAATATCATTAGTCATCGGATGACGTCTCATCGATAATGATATATCTTTGAATGGTTGTGAAGTTCTCTGAAGAGCCACTATTCCGTTATAGAAGGAGTTCTCGGTGTATTTATCTATTTAGTCGTCGTCGGTTCCGAGATACTCTACATGTACGTCCTTAGGATGTGGCCAACCTTCACTATAAAAACTATCTGCCAAATCTTGCGTTACCTCTTCCATCTCTTCTTCTGTTATGTTTTCGTGAGTCAAAACACCTTCTACGAATATATTGTAATGGTCGACCATTTCTACGCTATTATTGCACTTCATCGCTATCTATAAAATTAGATTATTCTAGTTTTCTCATGACCAACTCTGCATTTAGGATCTATCCATATTTCATATCCTGCTTTTTGTACATCTAAACAGAAGGATACATCTTCTCCACACATGTCTTGTACTTCACCTGATTCAAAGACTTGCATCTGTGGTGCAAACCATGGATACT